GTTTCCACAACAAAATCACGATGCACACGTGGCTACCCACTCAGCGTTTTTACAAGATCCAAATATTCAAAGAAATCAGATGGCAATGCAAACGCTTATGGCACACATGCAAGAACATCTTGCGTTAAAGTATAGACAGCAAGTTGAACAAATTATAGGTCAACCTTTACCACCAGAGGGTCAAGTGTTACCACCTGAACAAGAAGCAATGTTAGCACAAGCTACAGCTCAGGCTACACAGGAGATAAGTCAAATGGCACAACAAATATCAGGAACAGGTCAGTTTGATCCTATTGTACAATTAAAACAAAAAGAACTTGAAATAGATGCTGCAGAAGTACAAAGAAAAGCATCTGCTGATAGAGCAAGACAAGAACTCGCTGCAGCAAAATTACAACAAGACGGACAAATAAAAGAAAGAGAAATACAATCAGAAGAAGATATTGCAGCATTAAAAGCAAACGTATCAATGGCTAACACAAGGAGATAATAATGGGAAAAAAAGAAGCTAAGAAATTTATTCAGATGAGAAAAGATGAAACAGATCCAGATAATATAGCGATCCTTGAATTAGATATACAAAGAGAGCTTGGTCTTGACCCTAAAGAAATAAAAGAAATGATGGATAAAGTAAAAGGTAAAAAGATGGGTGGACTAAGTGGTTCTGGTGCAATGGGTCAAGACTTAGAAAACTATATGGGCGATGAAGCTAGTGCTGCTGGAAATTCAAAAGGTGGTGGTGCAGCAATAAAAGGAACAAAATTTATAGGTCTTAGGTAATGGACTTTCAATATCTTTTAAAAAAGATAGTGACAGAACGACGAGCAGAGTTAAGCGAAATGCTTATGTCGAATGGTATTGCTTCTATGGAGCAATACCAA